GCACATTATGAATGCATCCATTGCGAGGCTGAGATCAACGACCAGGACAAGCCAAGAATGCTCAAGCAGGGGGTGTGGGTTCCAGAAGGTTTGCAGGTTGAAGCGGATGGAACTGTCCAGGGTGTGAAATCGACAACCCATCGAGGGTTCAGGCTCAATGCTTTGTACTCCCCCTGGCTGACCTTCTCAGAGGTTGCAGCCAAGTTCCTTGCAGCCAAGGATCATGTGCCAGCTCTCCTCGGGTTTGTGAATGGGTGGCTGGGTCACATCTGGGAGGATGTAGCTGAGAAGATCAGTCCAGAGGCGATTGCTGCGAGAGCGGCATCCTATGATCGAGGAACCGTTCCCAAGGGGGCAGTGGTTCTCACAGCTGGAGTGGATGTCCAGCAGGATGTCTTCTACTACTCCATCAGAGCCTGGGGGATCGGAGAGAGGAGCTGGCTAGTAGAGGCTGGAAGAATTGAGACCTGGGAGGGTCTCGTTCGTCACCTCTTCCAGAACACCTTCCCAGGAGAAGATGGGACCAACCACAGGATCAGACTGACCTGCATCGATTCTGGATACAGGACAGATGAGGTTTACACCACTTGCAGGGAGTGGATGGAGCTGGCAAGACCCATCAAGGGTCAGGCAACCATCAGCGGGGTTCCAATCAGAGCAGTCAAGATTGACAGGGACTTCTCAGGGACTCCCTTCAAGGGGTCGATCAGGCTCTGGCATATCGATACATCCCACTTCAAGGACAAGCTGGTCAGGCTCCAGAACACCTCTGACGAGCAACCAGGAGCCTGGAGGATTCACAGAGATCCTCATGAAGAGTATCTGAGGCAGGTCACCTCAGAGCATAAGGTTCTGAAGAGGGACAGGAAGACGGGCCTGAGCAAGTCTGCATGGGTTCCCAAACCAGGTGGAGGCCCAAACCACTGGTTGGATTGCGAGGTCTACGCCATGGCAGCAGCAGACATGATTGCGGTCTACACACTAAAGGAGGAGATCCAGGAGCCTTCTCCAGTTCACGATCCAACATCTCCAGTGATATCAGACAGGCAGCATCGGTCCAGGGCACAAGGGGGAAGTTGGGTGACAGGGGAATCGAGATCAAACAAGAGAGAAGGGGGGTGGCTGAAATGAGCTGGATCAGTGGAAGTAATGCTCGAGGAGATGACTACAGGCCAACGGTCCATTTCTTGCCGGTCAGATGCCCAGAATGTCACTCTGGGAACCAGAGAGCCTATGGAAAAAAGGGGAGGCTGAGATATCACCAGTGCAGGGACTGTGAACTGAAGTTCAGATCCATCGAGACTGAAAGTCCAAACTGATGACCTTTGCCTGTAAAACCTCCAGGAATGATAGTCATCTCGGTTCATGGCAACACCAATAGACACAAGAATTGAGCAACTGGACGCAGCTATCGATTCCATAATTACGGGGGGAGCTGTGAGAGAATATGAGATCTCTGGGAGATCCGTTGCCAGGTACAAACTCTCTGAGCTGATCGAACTGCGAAAAGATCTCCTGAAGCAGAAGGCAGCCGGTGGTGGTGGTTCCAGGAACTATGTGGATTTTGATTCCCCAGGAGCTGGAGTCTCCACTGATATGAGTTCTGGACTATGAATCTCTCATCTACCCTCTCCAACCTGGTCGACAACACCATCGGGGTCTTCTCACCACTGAGAGCATTGAGGAGAAGACTTGCAAGGGATGCGGTCAGCTCTTCAGATCGGTTCTCTTCATACCAGGGAGCATCGAGCAATCGACCAAGAAGCAATTGGACAGTTTCTCCAGGCAGTGCAGATGCAGATCTGCTACCAGAGCTAGACACCCTGAGGGAAAGATCCAGAGACCTGATCCGGAATGATCCTCATGCAGCCAGCATCTCCCAGTCCTTTGTCGATAATGTCATCGGGAATGGGATCAAGCCTCAGAGCCTAGCCAATGCTGAAGGTCTGGGATTGACGAGAGATCAAGCAGAAGAAGTCAGATCAGCTTGTGAGAAGGTTTGGTCCAGGTGGGTAGCCTTTGCAGATGCTACTGATCAGGAGGACTTCTATGGGATCCAGGCTCTGATCCAGAAACAGATGCTCACCAATGGTGAAGTGTTCATCATTCCCACTATGGTGCAGGATCCTGGCAGACCTTACGGGTTGGCGTTGGAAGTGATCGAAGCTGATCGATGTGAGAGCAAGAACAACATCGATCATCCAAACGGAAGAACCAACCTCAGGAGTGGTATCGAGCTGGGGAAGAGGGGACAACCCCTGGCTTATTGGATCAGAGTGAGCCACCCAGGCGATGGTATCTACGAGAGAAGCAGCAAGCGAAAGTGGAGGAGATATTCTGCCAAGGCTCCAAATGGGAGACCGAATATCATCCATCTGATGAACAGAAGGAGACCTGGACAAACTCGGGGAGAACCGATGCTCAGTCCAGCACTGGCAACATTCCGGGATCTGTCCAGCTTCCTTGAAGCATCCTTGATCAAGGAGCGGGTGAGCTGTTGTTTCAGTATGTTCATCTCCAAGGATGACCCCTACTCAGCAGCACTCCAGAGAGCGGATGCCACTCGATCTGGCCAGCGTATCAATGAGATTGAACCGGGGATGGTTGAGTACCTCTCCCCTGGTGAGACTGTCCAATTCGGAAACCCAACCAATGTGGGGAATACATTTGATCCATTTGTCGAGCGGCACCTGAGAGCCATCGGTGCTTCTCTGGGTCTCCCCCTCGAGTTGGTTACAAATGATTTTTCCAAAACCAATTACTCCAGTGCCAGGGCAGCTCTTCTGGAATCCAGAAGGATGTTCAAACGGCATCAGCAGTACCTATCCTCGAGATTTTGCCAACCAATCTATGAAATGCTCATCGAGGAAGCATGGCTAAAGGGCGAGATTCCATTTGTGGATTTCGATCAATCCAGGATGGAGTTGACCAAGACCAGATGGATTCCTCCAGGGTGGGCATGGGTGGATCCTCTGAAGGAAGCACAAGCCAGTGCAGCTGCCATTGATCTCGGAGTTTCCACACTAGCTGAGGAGGCAGCTTCCCAGGGAAGAGATTGGGAAGAACTGCTGGAACAGAGATCCATCGAGAAGAGGAAGATTCAGGAAATGGAAGCGGAATTCGGCATCCCAACAGTTGAGGAGACTCCATGAAACAAGAAGAGATCACGATCCCTACTGAAGCACTGCGGTTGAGCGATGGCGGGGATATGTTCCGGTTTGAAATGGCAGAGCCAGAAGGAGACAAGCCAAGATTCAGGATGGTAGCCAACTCAGGAGGGGTGATACCGAAACACGCATTCTGGGGGAACTTTGCAATCGACATGGACGGAATCCGCATCGGGAGGCAACGAAAACCGGCACTCCGGGATCACGATCCCTCCAGGGTGGTGGGGTTCACTGATAAAATCGAGAAGACCTCAGAGGGACTTGTTGCAGAGGGATTCTTCACAGAGACCACAGAGGACGGCAGAGAAGTCCTGGCGATGGCTCGTGAGGGATTTCCATGGCAAGCCTCGATTTTCATCCCGCCGGATTCGATTGAGCGAGTTCCCGAAAACTCGAGTGCTACCGTTAACGGAACGACCCTGGATGGTCCAGGTCATATATTTCGCAAATCCTGGCTCAGAGAAGTGACCTTCACAGCTCTTGGGGCAGATGAGCAGACCGATGCAGTTGCTCTTTCAAATCAAACATCAACTGTGGAAGCATCTGTCTACACAGTCTCAACCATTAAGGAGGAACAGATGTCCGAAAATCTCGAGCCTGTCGATCTCGAACCAGAGATCAAGGAAGAAGAAATCCCAACAAAGAGCGATGTAGAGCTTGCTGTTGAGAAGGAGCGGGGAAGGATCAGTCAGATCCTTGGAGCCAAATGCACTGGACAAGATGAACTGGCAAAGAATCTCATCGAGAGTGGAGTCAGTTTGGAGGAGGCCCAGGGGGCACTTCTCTCAGATGTCAAGTCCAGGATGGAAGACCGACTCTCCACCATCGTCACTGAATCTCCAGCACCAGCTGGGATGGAACTCGAGGTCGAAGAGACTCCGATGAATGACGAGGATCGTTGGCTTGCAGAGTTCCAGAATGACAAGAACATCCAGGCAGAATTTGGAGAGTCCAAGTTCTACATCAATTACAAAAAAGGAATCTCTGGGGGATCAATCAAACCCTCTGATGGGAGAATCTGATGGCACTTGCAGCAGACACTGCACGGACCTATGAGGCAGGTGTTGAGCCTGTCATCAATGACATCACAGCGGTTGCGAGTACGACCACCTATGAAGGCTCATGCATTGAGTTGGCTTCAGGGTTGGCTCAACCCTATGACGGAACCGGCACCTCTGGATTTGGTGGGTTTGCCTTACGAGGTATTGTCTCCACAGCTTCTGGCGGTGAGAAGGTTCGAGTTGTTTCTCAGGGAGTGGTGACCCTTGATGTTGTTGGTGCAACTGCTGCATCTGTTGGCGTATTGGCTTACGCATCAGATGATAACACATTCACGATGACACTCCTTGACAACCTTCCCATCGGCAAGGTCTTGCGTCATGTCACTGGCACCACTTGCCAGGTTTACTTCTCAGCGGATGCAGTCAGCAACCGTTAACCTCTTGACCTGAAAGGGAAATCAAGATGGCAGACTTTACAGGTGGAGCAGCTCCCCTCGGATCAAGAGCGATCATCGGACGACTGGCCACAGCGTTGGAGGAAACTTCTCCTCCAAGCTGGGTGGATGCGATAGCGATGAGCGTCTCCAGCACTCAATCGAGTGAGGAATACAAATGGCTCGGTATGACATCTCCACTCACAGAATGGTTGGGTGGTCGAAATGCCAAAGGATTCCGCACCAACGGAATCACCATCCAAAACAAGCGATTTGAGAGTACCCTTCAGGTGCTTGTCGAGGAGATCAGACGGGATTCGACCGACCAGATCCAGCTGAGAATCTCGGAGTTGGCAGTCAGAGCATCGCAGCACTGGACTAAACTTCTCACTGATCTCATCGTCACTCCTGGGAATGCTTACGATGGAACTGCATTCTTCGGAACTGCTCACACTGAGGGTGACAGCGGAACCCAGGACAATGCTCTGGTTCCAGCGATGGTTGGATCTGCTCCAACAGCAGCTGAGATGGAATCTGCGGTCATCGCAGCTATCCAACAGGCTCTGGGATTCAAAGATGATCAAGGTGAGCCAATGAACACAGAGGCTCGGAACTTTGTTTGCATGGTTCCAGCAGCTCTGTTCTCTGTTACAGCAGCAGCATTGACTGACTCTGTGATCGTGGATGGCAGTGCTTCCAGGACCAATACCCTGGTGAACCTGGCTGGATACAATGTGAGTTTTGTGGTGAATCCCAGGCTCACAAATGCTGTGACATTTTATCTGTTCCGTGCAGACTCCCCGAGCAAGTCATTCATCTTGCAGGAGGAGACTGCTCCACAGATCACTGCACTGGCTGAAGGATCTGACCTCGAGTTCAACTCTGATATGCATCAGTACGGGGTCAAGGTTTCTCGAAATGTCGGAACTGCATACTGGCAGTACGCCATCAGCAATGTTCTCACATAGGGAGGTGATCAATGACTGATTTCACTGTCACGGGTGCTGGTGATGTCCTTGATTATCTGATCGAGGGGAATGCTGTCACAGGAGCTGGAGCCTTGTACATCGGTCTCTTCACTGGAGATCCAGGGACTGACGGCACCCCAGCAAATGAGGTGACTACAGCTGGTCCAAGTGCATACACCAGGCAACCACTGGCGGGAGCATTCACGGTGAATCCAGCATTAAGGGTTGCGACCTCGGATGCAGACATCACCTGGACCACTGCCACTGCCAGCTGGGGGGCAATCACGCACATCGCAATTTGTAGCACTGGGACGATCAATTTGACTGCTGGAACAATCTTGTTCCACACTGCGATCACCAGTGTCACGGTCGGAAATGGAGACCAAGCAAAAATCAGTTCAGGAAACCTTACACTCACCCTGAACTGATTTTGATATCTTCTTTGCCAATCCCCGGAGGGATTTCACACCTCCGATCTCTCCGGGGATCTATCTTTCACAACCAGTGTTATAGAAGAGAAAGATGGGCGGTGAAATGGCATTCAGAACGCTGACCTTCGACACCGATACCGCTAAACCGACAGACGGATATCCGGCGACAACTGCCTACATCTCATCGACGGCTCACAAGATAAATAATGTGTACATGAAGAAAGAACACGCTTCGACTCTG